AAGTTATATTGAAGCCAATCCCGGCATACGCCATAAGACCGCAGATATGTTAGTTACCGATGCGCTGAAACAAGTGTGGCCTTGTGCGAATCGGAACAAAGGTAGTGGTACTCGATTATAAAAGGAGAAGAACAGTGGCAGTTGAGATGACCGACTTTGAACAAGGGGTGTGGGAGTATCTGTGCTCACACAAGAAGACCCCGGTTCAGGCAAAGACAATCGCAAAGGAGTGGATCGTAAGCGAGAACAGAGTAGCCCGTACACTAAACAGATTCTATGAGAATAATATTGTTGACATAGTACGCATCGGATCTAAGAAATTTTATAGGGTAAAAGAATGACTCCCGAAGAATACAAAGCCGAGATCGAGCGCCTAAAGAAAGAAATTGAGCATTGGAAACAGGCATATCACAGGGTCAAGGATGAGAACGAGCGGTTAGCCCTTGACTTAGGTATCAAAGATAATCCACAATTTGGGAAACCCTTTTAGGAGATTATCATGCCTTACGTAAACAAACCCCGCCCCTACAAGAAAGAATGGCAACAGCAAAAGGATCGTGATGAAAAAAGCCTACGAGCCACACGAGAGCGTGCCCGATATAGCATGGACAAAAACGGGACAGATAAGAACGGAAATGGCAAAGCCGACGCTAGAGAGGGGAAAGATATTGACCACGTCAAGCCCTTATCAAAGGGCGGCACTAACGCCAAGTCCAACCTTAAACTTAAATCAGTTTCGGCTAACCGATCATTCTCTAGGAACCCTGACGGATCGGTACGCAAAAACGCCCCCAAAAAGTGAAGATGATTACGCAGAGGAATTAAGAAAATTCTTTTTCCAAAGTAGGTGGCAGTATCGAGAGCAATGGAAAACTAAAAGCGGAAACGCAATTGATTTCTTAGTAAAGGCTCCCCATAACGGGGGGCACATATTCTTTGGCGTTGAATGCAAAAAGGATATGAACACAAGTACGGCTGCTACAACACTTGCAGATCATTTTGAACAAGCGGCTGCGTATGCTAAAGATTTAAAAATGCCTGTATTTTTAGGGCCGGTGTATTACCCGGGGAGTGCTAATTCTGCATGTCTTGGGGGGAACACAATAAAACCAATAGCGGCTTTAAATATCTTTGGTGGTCGGATGAACGTAGGTACTCTTGTTTATAGAACAGGATTTAACTCAAATTACAACTATAATAATTGGTACCTACTTATGAGAGGTGATTACTTTTGGGAACCTTACAAAGGATTTAATGAGTCTCGTTTAAATTATGTTGTGACAACCGGATCGAAGAAAGAAAGAGTACCTTTAAAAGTATGGAAATAATTAATAATCAAGTGCTAGTAGTTCGGACTAAGTTTCCTAGCCGCATTACAGAGACAATTAAAAAAAGCAAAGTTGTCCAAAAGAATGGAGAAGTTAGTGAGGTAGCGGTTAACTGGGGATTGCATGAGGCCCAAACACTGCGCACATTAAATCTTAGAAATATACCGTCCCCAATAATACGAGACTATAAGTGGCCCGGGGCTTACCCCCCGATGTCTCACCAAAAAGATACGGCTTCATTCCTTACCCTGCATAAGCGAGCATTCTGTTTTAACGAACAGGGTACAGGCAAGACTGCGGCGGCTATATGGGCGGCTGACTATCTAATGGAGCAGGGGTTAATTAATCGGGTTCTAGTTATCTGCCCCCTGTCCATCATGCAGGCGTCTTGGCAGTCAGATCTATTTAAGTGCGCCCTACATCGCACGGTGGCTATTGCGCATGGGGCTAGGGAAAAGCGCAAATCTCTTGTTAACAGTAACGCCGAGTTTGTTATCGTTAATTACGATGGTGTGGAGACCATAGCCGATACCATTATTGAAGATGGCACATTTGATCTAATCATTGTGGATGAGGCTAATGCCTACAAGAATGTAGGAACCAAGCGGTGGAAGACGCTACAAAAAATAATTAAGCCGACTACATGGGTCTGGATGATGACCGGAACCCCTGCCGCACAGTCTCCTACGGATGCCTATGGCTTGGCTAAGATGGTTGTCCCACATGCTGTTCCACGGTTCTTTGGGGCGTTCCGAGACATGGTTATGACTAACATCAGCCGGTTTAAATGGATACCCAAACACAACTCTCAAAAAACAATTTTTGCTGCATTGCAACCCGCTATTCGGTTTATCAAAGAGGATTGCATTGACTTACCGGAAATAACTTACACCGCACGGCACGCACCGCTTACGGCCCAGCAGGAAAAGTACTATCAGATTCTTAAGAAAGATATGTTGTTGTCTGCGGCGGGTGAGGAAGTATCTTCAGTCAATGCTGCTACAAACCTTACTAAATTACTACAGATTTCAGGCGGTGCTGTTTACACCGACTCCGGTAACACAATGGAGTTTGATGTATCAAATCGTCTCAACGTAGTGCAAGAAGTTATCGAAGAGGCATCTCATAAGGTTCTAGTATTTGTCCCGTTTACCCATACGATTACGCTTCTTAGTGAGCACCTATCAAAGAATGGGATTACATCAGAAATAATTAATGGGCAAGTTCCTGTTAACAAGCGAACAGATATTATCAAGCGCTTTCAGGAAAACCCTGAGCCAAAAGTATTAATTATTCAGCCTCAAGCCGCCGCACATGGTGTAACATTGACTGCTGCCAATGTGATTATTTGGTACGCTCCCGTCACTTCTATTGAGACTTATCTGCAAGCAAACGCTCGCATACACAGACAGGGGCAAAAGAACCCAATGACTGTTGTGCACATCACAGGAAGCCAAGTAGAAACTAAATTGTATGGGATGTTACAAAACAAACTTAATGTCCACACTCAGTTAGTTGATTTATATAAAAATGAAATTAGTTCTTGACACAGTACAGTTTCAGTAGTAGTATTAAACATCGGGCGTAGATCCGAGTGCTTAACCAAGAGGATAAAAATATGGATGTTTCCGTAGATAAACTTGTCTCTGTTTACATTAAGATGCGTGATGAGCGTGATCGAGTTAAGCAGAGCATGGAAAAACAGGTTGAAGACATTGAAGCGCAAATGAAAGTTATTGGCGCCGAATTGCTAGACATCTGTAAAGAAGCCGGGGTTGATAGTTTTCGCACACCGTTTGGTACTGCTTACCGCACTCTCAAGAGCCGGTATTGGACTAACGATTGGGAAAACTTTCATAGGTTTATGAAAGATAATGAAGCAATGGAGTTATTAGAGCGCCGTATACATCAAACAAATATGAAACAGTTTTTAGAGGAAAACCCGGATACGCATCCCGCCGGACTTCAGGTTGAAAAAGAGTATGCAATTACCATTAGGAGAAAATAAATGAGTAACGAAATTAGTTTGTTTCAACAAGCAGTACCCGACTACATTAAAGAAGCCGGTGTAGATGAGTTAACCCGTTCGCTAGGTGGCGGCGGTGGTAGCAAGCGCATATCCATTCGCGGTGCTGTATTCCGTATGATGGTAGGCGGCGAGGAGATTGCCAAGAACGAAAGCCGTTCCATGAACATTGTAATTGTAAATGGAACCAAGCACGTAGCACGTAAGTTCTATGCCGGTAAGTATGTAGCCGGTGAGTCAGCACCTCCTGATTGCTGGTCTAATGACGGCATCGCTCCTGATGCAAGTGTAGAAAGCCCACAAGGCCCAAATTGCGATAACTGTCCACAGAACATTAAGGGTTCGGGCAATGGTGATTCGCGTGCGTGCCGGTACGAAAAACGTTTGGCAGTTGTATTAGCCGACGACATCAAAGGTAGTGTTTATCAATTGTTGCTCCCATCAAAGTCCTATTTCGGCAAAGGCGACATCGACAAAATGCCGTTTGAGCAATATGCCAAGTACGTTGCTTCACAGGGATACAACATCAATATGATTGTCACCGAAATGAAGTTTGACTCGGACAGCGACAATCCCAAGTTGACCTTCAAGCCTATTGGTTTCCTCTCCAAGGAACAGTGGGAAGTAGCAAAACAGCAAGGTGCAACCTTGGATGCAAAACAAGCAATCGTAATGACTGCCTCACAATCAGATGCAAAACTGAAAGCAATTGCCGCTCCGGTAGCATCTACTGTGAATAAAGCCGAAGTAAAAGCAGAAGCCGAAGCAGCGGTTCCTGAGCCAACCAAAAAAGTTTCTAAGAAGGCTGCGGAGGCGCCGACTGAGAAAAAAGACCTCGCTGAAATTATGGGCAACTGGGCTACGGATGACGAGTAATGACGGACAGTCGTGGTTACAGTTCTCGAATTGTTAAGGCGAATAAAGAAGCCAGTACAGAAAACCTCGGTGTAGCGTTGGGGCGACTGTGCATTGCTAAAGAAATCCCTGTGTCTGATGTTTCTACTTACTTTGGGGTAAGCCGAATGACCATCTACAAATGGTTTAAGGGTTTAGAAATACCAAGGCAGAAACAAATTGCAAGGATTGAAGAAGTTTTGGCAAAGGCTAAATTTAGCGTTTAGTAACACGGGCATCTAGTTCGACGGAACGAAAAGGGGTTAATCGCCGCAACCCCCTGATGCCCTTTCTTTTCTGCGGCGCAAGGGCGGCAAATGGCAACTACAGAATTACTGTCGGCGGTGCTTCCATCCGAAGGGTGGTATTGCATTGTTGGGCTAAAGGCGGGGAATAAGCCAAGACAGACATTCCATGAGACATTGGATGAATGCGAGCAAGCAATTGCTGGCTTGATGGAAGACGAATATAACGCATACTTTGCATGCTCAAAGTACGAGACAAACAAATCACGCACGCAACCAAACGCCAAGTACATCAAAGCCTTTTGGCTAGACATTGATTGCGGTGAAGGCAAAGACTATCCTAGTCAAGGTGAAGGTCTTGCCGCGCTTAAAAACTTTTGTAAGGCAACAGGACTACCT